CAAGGGCATCTCGATGCAGGCCAAGGACCCGGCCGCGTATCCAGGATACTTCGACAAGCTCGACCTCAAGGACGCCGGCGGCACCATGAAACAACTCCAGCAGCTCATCGACATGGGGCTCATGGAGGAGCGCGGCGGCGGCTGGAGGCCCGTCTACGCCGAAGGCATCTGCAAGGAACCCAAGACGCTCACCGAGGAACAGCGCGAGGCCCGGCGCAAAGCCGGAAGCAAGGGCGGACGGCGTAAGGCCGCCAACCAAAAGGCCAAGCAACCGTCTAGCAACTTGCTAGCAAACGGCCAAGCGAACGGCCAAGCGAACGGAGAGCAAAACAGTGGCGAGACAGGTAGCGAAACGTCTAGCAAGTTGCTAGAGGACAGCCAAGCAAAAACATGGCATAAAACCGATACCGATACCGATATACCCTCTCCGACCCCTCCCGCCGGCACCGCGAAGCAAACCGCCAGCGAAGCGCCGGACGCCTTCGCCGCCATCGCCGAAACCTACCCCGGCACCATCGGCGCGAAAGGCCGCAAGGCCGAACGCGAAGCGCGGGACCTCGTCGAGACGATCACCGAGAACCCGGTCCAGCTCGCCCGACTCCAATCCGCCGTCCGACGCTACCGGCGAGCCGTCAACGACGGCCACGTGCCACAACGGCAGGTGGTGGACGTGTTCGCAGTTCCACCACAACGGCAGGTCCCACGACTCGCCACATGGCTCCGCGACCAATGGGAGACATGGGCGCCGGAACCCATCACACCCACGCGCCAGCACAAGCACACCTGGAACTGCGAACACGTCCACCAGCTCATGGATCCACATGAGGACGAATACGACCACAGCGGCAGCCTCAGGGAAGGCAACCCTTCCAAGTGGTATCTCGCGTGCCAGGCATGCGCAGATGAACTCAACCAAGAAACCAGCAAGGAGAAGCAATGAGCAACTACCAAAGCAACGAAATCAAGCTCATCAACACGAGCCTGATCGACCCCCACCCCGACAATCCACGCAAAAACATCGGCGACGTGACCGACCTCGCCGCCAGCATCAAAACCAACGGTCTCCTCACGCCCCTCAGCGTCGTACCCAACGGCGAGCGCTACAGGGTCATCGCCGGCCACCGCAGGCTCGCCGCATGCAAACAGGCCGGAATCGGAGCCGTCCCATGCTTCGTGCTCCAGCTCGGCCCATTGCAGCAGTTGGAGGCCATGGTCACCGAGAACTGCCAGCGCGAACAGCTCACCGTGTTGGAGGAGGCCGACGCCATCCAGGGCATGCTCGACCTCGGAGCCACCACCGCCAGCGTCGCGCACAGGCTCGGCCGAAGCAGCGACTACGTGCGTGACCGCGCCAAGGCCGCCAGCATCAAGACCGAGGTCAGAGCATCCCGCGACGATTTCGGCCAGCTCACCATCGGCCAGCTCGTGGCCATAGCGCGATACGACGGCCAGCCGGACAGGCAGAAGGAGCTCGCGCAGGCGGCCGGCACCTCGAACTTCGACTACACTCTCCGCCGCATCGAACGCGACGACCGCGACCGGCAATGGATCGAATCGGTCGCCGCGCTCCTCGTGGAGTCCGACAGCGGCATCAACCTCATCCCCGACCCCGAAAAGCCCTACAGCGACCCGGAATGGCGCTACGCCGGCTGCATGTTCCCATCCACCGGCACCCCCGAAGAAGCCATCGAGAAGATCCGCGAACAGAACCCAGCCGCCGTATCCATCCACACGGTCTCGCAGCAGGTCTACCTCTGGACCCGCCGCGACAAGACCGCCGACGCCGAAAAGGAAGCCCGACGCGCCGCCGAACAAGCCGAACGCGACGCCCGCAGGCACGCGCTCGAGGAATACGCCGCCGCATCAGCAGACAAGCGCATGGCATGGCTCCACGGCCATCTCCACGGCATCAAACGCGACAAGCTCGTCGAAACCACGGCCCGGCTCGGACTCCTGCAGATCATCGACCCGGACCCGCAGGGCTACACGCAGGCGCTGAGCACATGGAACGACGCCGCATGCGGTGGCGAACAATTCACCACCATCAGCGGCATCGAACCGGAACGGGCGCTCGCCGAACTCCGCTACCACCTCGACGAACCCGACTGGGCGGTCTGGGCGGTGCAAATCCTCGCCGCACGCATCGAATGGTTCATCGACGCGGCCGACTGGACCACCGTCAACGACACCAGCAGACGCATCCCCGGCTACTACCAGATCCTCCAAGACCTCGGCTACACGCCCACCGACGACGAAACCAGCCACCTCGACCAGCTCATCGCCGCCATCACCGAAGCCGACTCCGACGAAAACGAAGAAGACGAGGAGAACAACCAATGACCAGGGAACAACTCGACAAACTCGCCCAACTCCTCACCGACACCGCCCAGACCGCCAGCACAATCGAACTGCGAGCGCTCGCCGGTGGCAGGGCGGATGACGGCATCGTGGCGTTGGCGGCCGGGTTGAGGGCCAATTGCACTTCGTGTTTGGTGTTGGTTGACGGTCTGATGCAGGAGGGGGTGCGTTGTGAGTGAGTTTGCTGATTCGAAGCGTGCCGCTTTGGAGCGTCAGGGTTGGCATTGTCTGCGGTGTGGGACGAACATCCATGACCCGTCATGCTGGCCTGGACGCTCCGGCCATCACCGTCAACTGCGGCGGGCGGCGGATCCGGATGTGAGGCACAGTCCGGTCAACATCGTCGAGCTGTGCGGCAGTGGGACCACGGGCTGCCATGGGTGGGTCCATCAGCATGTGGCCGAGGCGGAGCGGCTGGGATTGATTGTTCCGTTCGGTGCGGATCCGCGTGATGTGCCGGTGTTCGACTGGGAGGGCCGGTGGCTGCGGCTGAACATGGACGGTACCGCGACACCGCTCATGCAGACCGAAATCATTCTCCTCCGAACGAAAGGAAACCAATGATGAGCGAGGAAAAAGCCAAAGAGGACATGCTGCTGTGGATGGACGTGGAGACCACGGGGCTCGACCCGGACCATGACAGGATCCTCGAGGTGGAAATGCGTTGCACCGACATGAGAGGCGTGCGGTGCGTCGGAGGTTTCCGCCGCGTCATCGGACTGAAAGGCCGCAAGGCATCCGTTACGGACGGGAACCTCGAGGCGTGGCGCATGCACTGCGCCAATGGACTGCTCGAAGGCGCACTCGACGGCGGATATACGGAAGCGGCGACGGCGAACGCGCTCGAGGAATACGTCGACAGCCTCGCGCAATCGTTCACCCTCCATCCGGCCGGCAGCAACCCGCAGTTCGACCTCGACTTCATCGGCCGACTCTGTCCGAACCTCCCGCTGCACTACCACCGCATCGACATGGCCACCATCCGCGACAGTCTCGAAGCCGCCGGCTGGGATGTGAAACCGGAAGAGGAGACGCCTGCGGCCAGCGCCCACCGCACCGGCACATGCCTCGACCGCGACATCCGCCAATACGCGCGCATCATCCGCCACCTCTCTGATCATCCGGTCCGATACGTCGCCACGGAAGCAGCAAGGTGATGAGCATCTCGGCAGTGATCCTCCTATGCGCCGCCATCCTGATCGGCTGGATGGCCAACAGGCCATGAACCGTACCAACAACGAAAGGAACCTCGGAATGAAACAGACCATCAACCGCATCTCCAACCGCGTCGGCGACTGGTCCGCCACGTTGTTCGCCCTCACCGCGCTGCTGCTCGTGCCGCACGCCATCATCCGGCCGATCATCGGCATCGGCCTCCACCACTGGATCCCCATCCAATGGCTCGCCCTGCACGCCATACTCATCATCCTCACCCTATGCGTCGCGCTCGCCGCCTACATCATTGCGGACCGTACCGCGCCGGAACCGCCGGAAACATACTGAAAGGAGCCATCATGGCAGACCAGGAGACCATTCCGATCGGTCTGGAGACGCAGAACAAGGTGGCCGAGGCCATCTACCTGCGCTGGTATAGCAACGGCCGCCGCCATCCACGCCCATGGAACGAGATGCCCATGGAGGACAAAGAGCCATGGAGACGCGTGGCCAAGGACGCCATCAGAACGTTCTTCGCCTCTCCCGAGTTCCAGACGCTGCTCGACGACGTGTACGACGAAGGCTACGACGCGGCCGAAAAGGACGCCCAAGGCGAAAACGAAGGCGAGGAGCCGCGGTGAGCGTCAACGTCCCGCTGCATAAATGGCGGTCGGCCGATCCGGTCATCCTGATCGGCCGCCGCTGCATCGCCCAAACAGACCAGGACGTCATCATCGACGGACGACTCGAACTCATCCGACATCCGGACGGCACCGCCAGCCTCCGCTTCCAGGGCATCGGGAAAGACATCATCGACCATGATCCGAACACATGTTCCAACAGCATGGGCGACGGCATCAGAAGCCTCGCCATCTACGGAAAGGAATGAAACCAATGAGAAACACCATATGCGCCGCCCTCACCGCCATAACCCTCGTGCTCTGCGCCGCGCTCGCGGGATGCGGCAATGCGTCCAAGACGTCGACCCCGGCCCACGCCATCGCCGCCACCGGCACCACATGCTCCAAAATGTCCAGCGACAACATCAAGGAATGCATCGTCACACTGTCCGACACGAGGCAAGTGGACTGCGTCGTCTACTCGGGCTACCAGAGTGGCGGCCTGTCATGCGACTGGAGCCATGTGAGCGGCGCGGACAAGGAACCACAGTGAAAATCTGGTCGCAATGCGGCGCCGTATGTATCGCACCAGAGGGCGACGAGGAACGGCAGGCGTGCGAAATCGCCGTCAACGCCCTGCTCAGATGGTCGGCGGAACACGACAAGGAAAAGGAACAACAATGAAAGACAGTGAAGCAGACATCGCCATCGGCGTGCTCAACAAACTCATCGACCAGGAACTCGAAGCCGTCCGCGCCGCGACAAGGGACGGCAATACCCCCTTCGGCGGCTACGCCCAGACCCGACACAACGCCTTCCTCTACGCCAGGGACGAGATCAGGAAGGCGCTCGCCGCAGCCGTGGATGAAAGGGGTGCGGGGAATCCGTTCCTGCCGCAGCGTGACGAGTTGGTCACGCAGGATATGCACACCTGCGATTTGTGCGGCCGGTGGTGTTCAAGTCCCGTCTATTCCATAGGCCTCATCTATGGCGGCCAGGCGAAGACATTCACCGAGGTGTGCGCCGACTGCATGTGGCGGTTGAAGTTCAGCCCGGTCCGGACCATCTCGCTGGATGCCTACCGTCTTTTCGAGCAGTGGCGCCTGTCCCAATCGGAGGCCGACGAATGAAAGACCGGACTCCGCATCTGTGCCGGAACGCTCTCGGCACAGCCATCTGCGCCAGCAATGGCATCGGACCATCCCAGGATGCCGACCGGCGTATAGAGCATTGCGTCATCTGCGGCAGGTGGTGGAAGATCTACGCCGTCTCGCCGTACCTGACCATCTGGGTCGAAGTGCCAGCCTGGATGATCTGGCTGTTCTGGCACAGAATCTGGAAGACCGACCATAAATCATCCCACGGAAAGGAACCGGAACAATGAGCGAGGAAACACTCGAACCGCCACTGCCGCCGATCGACGCGCGCACCGAAGCCGTCGCCGAACGTCTGTTCGGTCTCAAGTGGGCTCTCCGCAAGGACTCCACCGAAATCATTCACGAGGAATGGCAGACCGCACCCGAATGGATCCACGACGGATACCTGCGCCAAGCCATCGAAGTGCTCGCCACCGCCGACCAAGCGCAACCCGCGAGCGCCGACGGATCCGATTATGAGGAGCGGATGCGCGTCGAATACCGTGAATTGACCGCTCGTGCCGGCAGGCTCAGGGGCATGCTGCAGCGGTATGCGGATGGCACGCTTGACTTCGAGCCCGTCTGTCCGATCAGCCTGTTGAGCAGGCAGCTTGATGTCATGGATGAATACGCCAATCTGCTCCGCCATAGAGCCAAGATCGAACACGTCCACCTCGAAAAACAGGACTCCGCCACCGAATAAACAAAGAACCCGACCTTCCGGCCGGGCTCTGGCATTACCACAAACCAGACTACCACGCCGGAGGGAATCGAACAAATGTACGAACCAACCAACGGATCCCAACCAACCACCACCAACACCACCACCAACACCACAACAAACACCAGCCAAACAACACCAGCGCTCGCCGGTGTGTGCCTCGTCTGCGGCGGAGAATGCGCTGTCGGCGACACCATGTGCGCGAGATGCGATGGGCTGATGCGCGGCTGGCTGCGGGAATATCCATCATGGTTGGATTCGCTGCATGAGTTCCTGGACTCGACCGCGCACTACGGAGGCCGCCAGCCTGGACGCGTCAACCTTCCAGCCGCACCGACGCCAATCCGATTGCCGGTGCTCGACCACATGCAGGAGATCGGGGACATGGCGGTCGCATTGTGGCGCAGACTGTACGCGCCATCGGCTATGCCATGGGCGAACGGCCGGATCCACCCGTCCCTGCTGGAATGTTTGAGCGTCTGCGCCGCATGTCCACGGTTGAACCGGCTTCCGGACATCGACATCATCTGGCACGACTGGGAATCCTTGGCGCGCAAGACCTTGTCCATCATCGACGTGCCGCCTTCCAAGCACGGCATCGGAAGATGCCCGAACCCATTGTGCGATGTCGAACTGTCGGCGCCCATCGACGCGGTCGAGGTCACCTGCCCCGTATGCGGCGGCACTTACCGCGTGGTGGACGTGCGGCTCGGCTTCCTGAAAGAGTGCATCGCATCCGGCAAAGCGTTCACGGCAGGGGAATGCGCCGAACTCCTGCGCGAATGCGGGTTCCAATGCGGCGTGAACACGATCTACTCGTGGCGCAGTCGTGGCAGGATCCAACCAGCCGGCAAGAACGGGAAGGGACAGCCGCTCTACCGTCTCGCCGACGTGCACAGGCAGCTTTCCCGACGCGACTCGATTTGACGTTTCTCGAAGTGCAAGGCATAATTGTCAGTGGATTAGAGGGTTCAAACCGAGGTGACTTGGTTTGAACCCTTTTCTCATATCCACCTTGGATTCTCCTAACTCCTTGGGTTGCGTAACACTGTCCTGTCCGAACGGCATATCGGACACGCTCCGCCCGCTCCGCGTCAGAGTGGCATACACCAACAGTGGCAGGCAAGCCAATCCCGCGCTTACGTGATGCGGTGATGCTCAAACCGCCTGTCCATGCCTTCGTAGGAATCAGTGGCAGATCGCACCGGTCGCAGATCTTCGGATCCTCTTCCTTGCGGCCGCGTGTATGCGCGGGTTCGACTCCCGCCGAAGGCGCTCCATGAATAATCTCGGGAGGGGATATCCGCAGATGACGGAATCCCTAGTCGACACGTGGTCGGCCATGCTAGGACTTCATACGAAGGAATAACCATGAGCAAGCGACGCAACGAGCGGGTCAGCAACGGATACCGGCGGCGCATGCTCAGGCAAAGAGTGCTGGCCGCATACGATGTGTGCGCCATCTGCGGCAAGCCAGTCGACAAGACATTGAAGACACCACATCCGATGAGCGCCGAAGTAGACGAGCTCATACCGGTCTCACGGGGCGGCGATCCATACAGCTTCGCGAACTGCAGGCTCACGCACCGCATCTGCAACAGGATGAAGAGCGACAAGACAGACGAACACGCACGAGCGCTGCTGGCTGGCAGACAGGAAGTGAAATCAAGCTCGATGCCGTTCAAAACGTTCGGCATCTGACCCGATACCAGGGCAGGGTACCCGGTCATACCCCCTTGGGGTAGCCTCGGGTGCAGTGCCGATATTTCTCTTGAAATTTAAGCGTAACGAATTGTGTTACGCATACGTTGAATGAAAGGCGGAATATGGCCTTTTTCAAAGCGTCAGCATCTGACATAGAACGATTTAATAAATACTTCAGAAGCACTGACCCTAGTAAATGTTGGGAATGGAACGGTGCTCATCACCCAAAGGGATATGGCACATTCCGTCTGGCAAAGACGTCCGTTCCGGCACATCGCTTCGCATATGCATTGACTCATAACATGTTTATCCCAGATGGGATGGTGATTGATCATATCTGTCACAACCGTTCATGCGTTAATCCAGACCATTTGAGAACAGTAACGGTTCAGGAGAATTCCGAATATCGTGTTTCCTGTAATAAGAACAGCAAATCCGGAATCCGTGGTGTCTACTGGCGTAACGATCGAAAAGCATGGCAAGTTGAGGTTATCAAGAATAGGAAGGCATACAAGAGAGGTCCATTCAAGACGCTTGCACGGGCGGAAGCTGCTGCAACAAGATTGCGCGAAGAACTCGGGTTCCTCACTGGTTTTGGAATGAAGGAAACGCAATGATTTGCGAAGTATGCGGTAAGCAATTTAGGCCAAGTGGTAAGGGCAGCCAACAGAAATATTGCTCCGCGAAATGCAGGCAGAAAGACTATCGGCGTCGGAAAAAGAATCGGCCCGCACAGGACCGGAACGGTAAGCCGCCCGTCAAAGCCGTGGAAACGAAACAGAAGCCGGAAAGGGATCTCGACCAGCGGAGCTTCGAGAGGATGATGGACGGCAGCATGCTGGACATACTGCGAGACAACCGTGACCTGCTGCTCAAGGCCATGGCCGATCCCACGACGCCGGCGAACGCGCTGCCCGCGATCAGCCGCCAGCTCATCGACGTATGCGAACGCATCGAAGCGCTCCAAGGCGGTGGCCTGACCGACCTGCTGGACGATGAGGAAGACGAGGTGACGGACGATGTCGGAGCGTCGATTGTCTGAAATCGCCAAGGTCCTCCGCCAGCCGGAAGGCATCGTCGGCAGCGAGTTCACTCGAATCAACAAAGCCGCGCGCAAGGCCGGCATCCGTTTCGACTTGTGGCAGCAGGGCTTCTTGTGGCTTCTGTTCGCCACGACCGCGGAAGGCAAGTATGCGTGTGGCGCGGACGGCGCCGTGCTGTCCAGCTGCAGGCAGATCGGCAAAACCTTCACCGTCGGCACCGCGTTGTTCCTCAAGGCGATACTCACACCGAACCTGAAAGCCATCTGGACCGCCCACCATACGCGCACCAGCGACGAGACATTCGCGGACATGTGCGAGATGGAGCACAATCCAGTGCTCGGCCGGTACGTGGAACGCATCCGCAGAGCAAACGGCCAACAGGAGATCACGTTCACGTCCGGCAGCCGCATCATGTTCGGCGCCCGCGAGAACGGTTTCGGCCGAGGATTGCACAGCGTGGACGTGGCCGTGTTCGACGAAGCGCAGATCCTCACAGTGCGCGCGATGGACAACATGATTCCGGTTTTGAACACGAGTCCTAACCCCCTGGTCGTGTATATGGGCAATCCACCCAAGCCGGGAGACCAGTGCGATGCGTTCACGGAGAAACGCATGCACGCGCTGAACCATGACGGAAACCTCCTCTACGTGGAGCTCGCCGCCGACAAGGACGCGGATTCGGACGACCGCGAACAGTGGGCTAAAGCGAATCCCAGCTATCCGAAACGTACAAGCGAACAGGCAATCATGCGCATGCGCAACAACCTGTCGGACGATTCATTCCGTCGTGAGGCGCTTGGCATATGGGACGAGACCGCCACCGCATACGCCATCAGCCCCGACCTGTGGAAGGCCGCGGCCATCGACGACGTGCCCGAGGGCGGCACGATGAGCTTCGGCATCGACATGCCTCCGGACAGGAGCGTGCTGACCATCGGAGCGGCGCTACGATACGCGGACGGTTCGGCCATCGTCCAGATGGCGAACATCAAGGACGCGCGGCAGGCGGGAACCATGTGGGCCGTGGACTGGCTCGCCGAACATTGGCCGAAGACCGCCAGCGTGGTCATCGACGCGCAGTCGCCCGCCATGAGCCTGCTGCCGGAACTGAAGAAAGCACATGTGAAGGTCACGGTCACGAACATGCAGGAGATGGGCCGAGCATGCGGCCGGTTCCTCGACATGCTCAAAGCCGGAACGCTCAAGCACCCGCGGGACGAATACCAGCCGCAGCTGGCCGCGGCCGTCAAGGGTGCGACCACGCGTCCATTGGGACAGTCCGGCGCGACCGCTTGGAACAAACTCGGCAGTGATGTCGACATCACGCCGCTCGTGTCCACCACGCTCGCCCTGTACGGGGCGTTCACGACGCTCCGACATCCCGGAAGACGACAGATCATCGGAGGAATCTAAATGAGCGACATCCAGACAACGGCAGCGCCGGACGGGTGGAAACCTACGGGAGGAGCCGGAACGGTGCCGAAACTCGTCGTGCCGACGCACATCGACGGACTCTCCGGTGAGGAGAACGCGCTGCTGCGCGAACTCGCCGAGGTATGGACGCGCCACGCGAGCCGCAACCGAACACTCACCGCCTACTACGAAGCCAAGGAGCCACTGGTTGATTTTGGACTGACTGTGCCGAAGTCCATCAAGGATCATTACACGCCGCTTGGGTGGGCACGCAAGGCTGTGGATATGCTCGCTGAGCTTTGCGTGTTCGAGGGATTCGTCTCGCCGGGCGTGGACGACCCATTCGAACTGCAGGACTTCATGAGCCGCATCGGATTCACTAGCGTTCTGCAGCAGGCCATCCAGACTGCGCTCATTCACGGCTGTTCGTTCCTCAGCGTCGTCCGGGACTTCGAAGGAAGACCGCTCATCCGCACGCATACCGCGGAAAGCTCGGCCGCCGTCTGGGATTACCCTAACCGGCGGGTCAGGGCGTGCATGGCCATCACCGACGTTGACGACAACAACGAGGCCACCGGACTCGTGCTCTACATGCCCGACCGCAACATCAGCGTGCAGCGCCGTCTCGGCTACTGGTGGCGCGTGGACGATGAGCAACCCACCATCGACAACGAGTGCAGCGTGTTCCGCCTCGCCTACAAGGCTACCGAGGTCAAACCGTTCGGACGCTCCCGCATCAGCCGGGACGCTATGGCCATCATCGACGGCGCGAACCGCACTATCGTGCGCGCCGAAGCGAATGCCGAATTCTACGCGTTCCCAAAAATCCTGCTGACAGGCACTTCCGAAGAACTCGCCTCGTTGGGCACGGACGACGCGTTAAAGCTTTATATGGGTCGCTACAACATGATCAGCAAGGACATCGACGGGCAGTCCCCGACCGTGACGCAACTGGCCGCGTCGAGTATGGACCCGCATCTGACGATGCTGAAAAGTTGGGCGGCGATGTTCGCCAGTGCGATGAACATTCCAGCCAGCTCGCTAGGCATCGTGTCCGACGCGAACCCGACGTCCGCCGACGCGACCGAGGCACAACGTGAGGACCTGATTATCGAGGCGCGCCATTGCGACCGGGATTTCGGTGAATCGATCCTGCAGGCAGCCCGTCTTGTGGCACGGATGCAGGATCCATCCGTGCCCGACGAGGAGCTGATGAAACTGCAGGTCGACTGGAAGAACCCGAACACGCCGTCGAGCTCCATGAGCGCCGACGCATTCAGCAAGCTCGCTGGAAGCATCGACTCGTTCGCCAACAGCGAGGTCGGCATGACACGCGCCGGATTGAGCCGAAGCGAGATCGTCCGGCTGAAGGCCGACCAGCGCAAGGCCCAGGCCGGTCAGGTACTCGATCAGATTCGAGGCATGCGCCAACAGACGGAGCAGCAGACCGATACGGCGGCGAGGGAAGGCGGTATGAATGAGCCCGAACAGTCTGAACCTGCCGCCGGAACGACGCAGAAGGCTTGAACTCGACCTCAATGATTTGTACGAGGATTACACGGACACCATGAGCCGCCTGCAGAAGGAGGCCGGCAACAGTGTCTCGGGCCTCGTCTGGGACGGTGAAAGCCAGGAGCTCATCAAAGCGGAGATCAACCGGTATGCCGACGCCGCCAGCAGGCTCGCATCCGACTACTACGGCCACGTACGCGACCTGTGGGCGCAGTACGGCGGAATCGATATGCCGGAATACGAGCCGCCTTCCATCACCGCCGACCGCGCGGTCTGGCAGATGGAAGGCGGTTTCAACAACACTGACTTCATGGGATTGCACTACAAGGATGTCATTCCAGATGAAAACGGAGCCGTTCACAACAACGCCGGAAGAACCATCGACGACCTGTGGCCCACGTTCGCTGACGAGGAGCAGGCGCTGGAATACGTGCAGAATCTGATTCAGACCGTCGGGCGGCTGACCATGCAGAGGGCTGTGGCCAACGATCCCACCAAGCCTCGCTGGGCGCGTGTGCCGCGAGGGGCTAAGACATGCGCGTTCTGCCTTATGCTCGCCTCGCGTGGCTTCGCCTACCTGAGCGAGGACACCGCCGGACGGCAGATGCAATACCATACGGACTGCGACTGCGACATCGTGCCAAGCTGGGGCAGCAGCAAACTCAAAGGATACGATCCGGACAAGTATCGTGAAATGTACCAGGCAGCCAAGGCTGCGGCCGGCGATGACGGCGACTGGCGTGACACGCTAGCCCAATTGAGACGCATCTATCACGATGAGGTCAATGATGGTGTGACTGCCCAACCGACGATTCGATGGAGCGGCAAATCGATTCCAATCAGTGCTTCCGAACTATCGAGATTGTCGGATTATAGCGTCAGGATGCCTGGAGATAGATTCTCCAACGACGAGAAGATCGCGGCTTTGATGGATTGGACCGGAGACAGCTACAAAAGTATCAACGGCTACCTGTTCGGCGGACGAAACCCGTCGAAAGACGTCATCCATCAGGTCGAATGCATCGACGAAGCGATATCCGACCATATCACCCGAGAACGTTTCACGGTCGACAGGCAGATGCGGTTGTCGACGTTCCACGTCAACGACATGGAGTCGCTTTTCGATTTGAATACCGGTCGCACCTTCGAACACATCGGCTACATGGCCACCAGCATCAAGGAGGGAGGCATTGACGTTGATGGGGAAGACCGCATCGCCACAAGAATTCTGGTACCGCCGGGAAGCGCCGGCGTGTATGTGGAGCCGATCACTCAGCATCCGGGAGAATACGAAATTCTTCTGCCGAGAGGAAGGGCTCTTCGTTTCGAAGGGCTTGGAGCATCCGACGGCAGACCGATCGTTTATCTGAGACTGCTATGATTGAGCCTATGGATCGTTCCGACCGTTTCACGTTTATGCCCGGTGATTTGAAGGAAGTCACCGATGAGCGCCATCTTGCGGAAATCAAACGCAAGTATGGCGATATCTCCATGCCGCAGGACGAATATGAATGGGTCAGGAACGAAGGAAAGAAGCGCTGGTCCGTCGGCGACTATGTGTCGACCGACGAGCTGCGGTCCGAATACGCGCGAAGAAAAGCGCTGGGAAATCTCTGAATCCCAGAAAGCCATCACGTCGAAACGTGATGGCTTTTCTTTTACCTTTCACACCCCAGCGATGGGGCGGGGCGCAGCCATGCGCGAAACCAACAAGAATGGCCGTCAACTCGCCGGCGTCAGGCGTGGAAACCAAGAACAAGCAAAGGAGCCACCAACCATGGCAGAAGAAAACCAGACCGGCGCGGACGGCCAACAGGAGCCGGAACAGCACTCTCCGGCCCCAAAGGACGTGAACAACGCGAAGCTGAGGACCTTCACCCAGGAGGAAGTCGACCGCATAATCAACGAGCGTCTCGGCAGGGAACGCGGCAGGAAAAGCGACTACGAGGAGCTCAAGGAGAAGGCCGGACAGACTGCCGACCTCGAATCGAAACTCTCCAAGGCGCTCGAGGAGAACGAGAAGCTCAAAAGCGAAGCCAAACAGGCTGAACACGAGAAGGAGCTCTCCACGATACGCGCCAACGTCGCGGCCAAACACGGCATCACCGACCCGAGCGTCCTCGCGGGCGACGACGAGAAGCAGATTGGCGAATACGCCGAGAAACTCATGAAGGTGTTCGTCGACATGCGTTCCCGCGGCACGGTTGCGGACCAGAGCGCCCGTACCGGACAGGCCAAGGCTAAACATTCCAGCCGTGAGGACTTCGTTAACGCCATGAGCAATACGCTCCTGTGATTCAACCAGCGAAAACATTCATTTGAAAGGACAAATCATGACAGATCCGTCCATGACACGAAAAAGCAACGGTCTAGACCTCACCCCTGAAACCCAGGCGGAGATCTGGCAGACCGCAAAATACCAGAGCGCGTTCATGCAGCTCGTGCCGGAGATGAAGCTGCCCGGCAACGGTGCTCGCGTGCCGATCATCATCGGCGATCCGGAGGCCGCATGGGTCAATGAGGGTGCGGAGAAGCCGAAGAGTGGCGTCACCTTCGGTAAGAAGGACATGCTGCCGTACACCATCGCGGTCATCATGCCGTTCTCCAACCAGTTCCGCCGAGACTTCGGCGCTCTCTACGACCAAGTGGTCGCGAAGGGTCCGGGAGCCATCGCCCGCACGTTTGACAAGACCATCATGGGTCTCGTCGACGCTCCGGGTGCGGACTTCGACACCCTGAAGAGCGCGCAGACCGTCAGCATCGGCAAGGACGTGTGGAAGAACCTGAACAAGGCCGACGACCTCGTGTCCGAAGCGGATGGAACCGTGGACGGTTGGGCGTTGAGCACCCAGGGTCGCAGTGTGCTCCGGCAGGCGACCGACAACAACGGACGCCCCCTGTTCCTCAACGGCACCGCCGCCTCCGACGTGAGCACCGTGCTCGGCAACCGCACCTACATCAGCAAGGGCGTTCACGTGCCCGCCGTATCCGAGACACCGGGACCTGCCAAGGCAGAGATCCTTGGCGTGTGCGGAGAATTCTCCTCCGCCGCATGGGGTTCCGTCGAAGGAATGCAGACCAGCATCTCTGACCAGGCGTCCATCACCATCGACGGCAAGCAGGTCAACCTGTGGGAGCACAACATGTTCGCCGTGCGAATCGAAATCGAGGTCGGCTTCCGTATCCGCGACATCAACCGCTTCGTCCTGCTCACCGCCTGACGGAGTCCGACATGACTGTCGAACCAGACGTGTTCGCCACCTCCGTCGACCTCGAACAGAGGTGGCACAAACTCACCGACGAGGAACGTGAGAAGGCCGACACGCATCTCGCGGACGTGACCGACTACATCAAGGAACGCTCCCCGAACTGGCAACGTCTCCAAAAAGAACGGCCACGCCTGCTGACGAAGATCACATGCGACATCGTCCGCAGGATCATGCAGGCCGACCCGTACGACATTCCCGGCGGCATCACGCAGATGAACCAGACCACCGGCAGCTTCAGCGAACAATACAGTTTCGGAGCGCCCACCGGCGATCTCTGGCTGCGCGACGACGAGAAACGCATCCTTGGCATCAACGCTCAGCGCGCGTTCAGCGTCGACATGGCAACGGGGGAGACGTCCTAGTGGAAACCATCGAAGTGTGGCGCGGCCAGTCCACCACCGACACGGACGGCAACCCCATCCAGGGCAAACCCGTCCGCGTCGGCACGTTCCAGGCGATGGTCGCGCCAACCTCTACCACCGACCAGACCGAGGAGAACGCCAGCCCGCAGACCATCGAATACACGATCCACATCCGCGGTAGCCAGCCGACAGGCATCCAAGCCACCGACCTGATCAAAGTCAGAGGCATCCTCCTGCCCGTCAAAGGAAAGCCGCAAGTGTGGAACAACCTCCACGGACGCCACATCGGCGACGTCATCACCGTGGGCGAACGGGAAGGATAACCCATGGCCAAACGATGCAGATTCGTGTTCAACCGAAAGGCATTCAGCCAGCAGGTGCTGAAGAACGAGACCCTGCGGGGCCGCATGCGCGACGCCGCCAACGAGGCCGTCACCGACAGCCGGTGCATGGTTCGCGACCATAACGGCGCGAACCGAAACGGCGTGGCCATCCTCTGCCCCGCACCCGTGGAGAAGGCGCACGGCACATTGGAGGACACGCTCGGAAGGATGCGCGTATGAGCATCCCCATCACCCCACGGCGCACGGAGCCGCTGCTCCTGCCCAGGCTGCGGGAGCTGTTCCCGGACGTGACGTTCGACACGATCGAACGCAACGACCTCGAACCTCCCTTCACCGAAGCCACATTGGCCGACTCCATGCAAGGCATGAGCACTCCCATCTCCCAGGCCGTGCGACTGCGGCTGAGCGTGCGCTGCATGAGAGAGGACCATACGGGCGACTGGGACAAGGCCGCCCGCCTGTGGGCGGCAATCGCGAGGGAGATCATCAGGCTCGGAACCGTCGCGCCGCTCATCAGCGCGTCACTGGAATCCGGGCCGGTACGCATGACCGACGAGGACAAGAGACTGGTGAGCGCGTACGGCGTGCTCCTGCTCGAGGTATCCGTCGCCTGAACTGAAAACACAAGAAAAGACAAGCAAAGACGTGCCGCCACACGCAGAACGGAAGCGAGGTGCAGACAGGAATGTCTGACAGCAACGAAGAACCCATCGCCGTCGAACAGACGGCATCCGAAACCAGCCTGCAGGACGGGCTCGGATCGACCGACTATGGGTACGTGTCCAACGGCAATACCGCCGGCAACGTGCGTCTGATCAAGAACTACGCGCTGTTCCTGTTCCCCAAGGGCGACAGCACTTTCGTCGCGCCGACCGGCGTGAACTGGACGCCGCCGTCCAACAAGAAGCCGATCGGATACAGCACCGAGGACGGCGCCGTCCTGCATCCGGAGCCGGGCGACAGCACCGACTACAAGGCGCACAACGGCGACATCGTCCTGTCCGACACGGACCCGGGCTACTGGACGCTCCAGCTCGCCGCGATGGAAGGCCGCAAGGACGTGGTATCCGCCTACTTCGACGTGGACGTGGAATCCGACGGCGGCATCAGCATCAAGGGCGCCGGCCTGAAGAAGGAATGGATCCTCGTCCTGGTCGCGCTCGACCAGCAGGACCGCCCCTTCCTCCTGTACGGCACCAACGCGAAGGTGTCCGACCGCGACGACGTGAGCCTGAAATCCAGCGAGATCATGAACTTCAGCATGACGTTCAAGATGCTCAAGGGCACTAACGGCGAACAGTTCCACGCATGGGGCCTCGTCACCGAAGACGCCAAGTAGCCCATTGATTCTTCCCGTGCGGCCGATGGCGGTCGGCCGCACGGGACCATTACCCATAACCGCCGATAACCATGAAACGGAGACGAAATGAGCGACAACACCTACCATGTCGTGGACGTGGACCTTACCGACGCGGAGGAGCTCAAGCCCGACGTGCACCTCGAGGTCGCCGGAGCGAAACTCGACCTGCCGAACCTCAACAACGCGGAACTGCCCATCGAACTCGTGCAGGCCATCCTCCTGGTCAAAAGCAGGCCCGCATTGTCCGACGAGGAAACCACGGCCTGCGTGAGCACGTTCCTCGCCTACTTCCAGACGATGCAGCCGAACTTCTGGAACGTGCTGCGCAAGACCAAACGTCCGATGGCCTACCTCACCGCGACCATCAAGGCGTGGGCCGAGGAATCCGGACTGGACCCAAAAGCGTTTACCTCGCCCACCTCTGGAACAACAATCGCGCGGCGCTAGCCTACGACTGGATCCGAGCGTACGGGCAGATCTACAGGCCCGTACGCTTCCGGGAATGGGTTGAAGGCCAACGTCCACGAGTCGATTGGGGACTCGCCTGGGCGTTGACCCGCGAAATCCTCAAAGACCATACGAGCCACTCGTGGATGGCGTTGCAGAACGCCGTCTACGTGCCCGACGGAGCCGAACAGGCCATGTGGCTGACCGCTCCCGAGCAAAAGAAACGCCCATGGTTCGACCACGAGCACGACCCGCTCCGCCCGCCAACCCCGACGCACAGCCTCACCCGCCGTCAACGCGAGGACAGGGAACGGCTCAAAGCCTACTTCCACATCAACGACGACCTCTGACTCCGACCGCCATCGGAATCCCAACCTACGAATAAGGAAACACGATGGCAGCACAGGACATAGGCGTCGCATACGTCCACGTCGAACCATCCGGCAAAGGATTCGGCAAAAGCATCGAAGGCGACATCGGCGACGCCGTCAACAAAGCCTCCAAGAAAAGCTTCAGCACCCTCATCTCGAAGATCGGCGGAGCATTCGGCAAAATCGGCAAGGTCGGCACAGGCGCGATCGCCACCCTCGCCGGCGGCATCACCGCACTGGCCGCCAAAGGCGGCTTCACCCGCGCCCTCAACATCGAGAACGCGCAGGCCAAGCTCAAAGGCCTCGGCCACGACAGCGCGAGCGTCACCGAAATCATGAACGACGCCCTCGCATCCGTCAAGGGCACCGCATTCGGCCTGGGCGACGCCGCGACCGTGGCGGCCAGCCTGTCGGCCTCCGGCGTCAAGGAGGGCGGCGAGCTCACCCAGGTGCTCAAGACCGTCGCCGACACCGCGCAGATCAGCGGCAGGAGCCTGACCGACATCGGCACGATCTTCGGATCGGTCGCCGCGCGAGGAAAACTCCAGGGCGACGACATGCTCCAGCTCATGTCGAGCGGCATCCCGGTCCTCCAGATGCTCGGCAAGCACCTGAACAAGACCAGCGCCGAAGTTTCCGACATGGTCTCGGACGGCAAGATCGACTTCCAGACCTTCGCCGACGCCATGAAGGAGGGCCTCGGCGGCGCCGCCCAGAGCGCCGGCACCACGTTCACCGGCGCGCTGGCGAACGTGAAGGCCGCGTTGAGCCGACTCGGCGAAACCGCGGCCACGCCGGTCCTCAACGGCCTGCGCGGCCTGTTCAACCAGGCCATACCGCTCATCGACGCGTTCACCGCCGCCGTGAAACCGACGCTGGAGAAAGTCGGCGCGGGATTGCAGAAGGGATTGGAACAGGCCATCCCCACGGTCACCGCCTTCTTCGACAAGCTCGGCAAAAGCCAGACCGTCCAGCAGTTCGCCTCCTATCTCGCTTCCCTCAAGGACGATCTGAAGGAACTCGGCTCATCCCTGTCGGGAGCTGCCGGAGCCGTCTGGAACGTCATCTCCGAACCGCTCTCCGAACTCTACAATCAGGCGAAAGGACAATTGCCTGCAATCGCTGACGGATTCAAAACACTCCTGCATGCCGTGTCAGGTCTTCTTGACTACGTGTCGGCCCACGCGGACAGCATCATCCCGCTGGCCAAGGGAATCACCGCGTTCGTCCTAGCCAGCAAAGGCATCGGCGCGGTATCAGCCGGCTTCAAAGCATTGCCAGCCGCATTGGACGGCATCAGCAGAAGCGCCACTGGAATCACCACAGCGGCAAAAGGCATCTCAGGATTCGTCAACCTTGCCACCGACCTCGGCGGCATCGGCCCGGCATTGAAAGCCACCGCAGGCAACTTCGGCATCGTGCAGACAGCCGTCGGAACGTTCAAAACAGTCGCCACCGCGGCGCGAACCACATGGGGACTGTTCGCAGGACTCCTCGCCTCGAACCCATTCGTCCTTGTCATCGCAGGCATCACCGCGGTCGTGGCCGCACTGACCTGGTTCTTCACCCAAACCGAAACGGGCAAACGACTCTGGAACAGCTTCACCACATGGTTCACGGGAATCTGGAACCAGATCAGCACAGCATGCCAACCCGCACTGCAAGCCATCGGAACATTCATCACCCAGACCATGAGCCAAATCCAGCAAATCTGGCAAACCGGATGGACACTCATCACTACCGTCCTCCAAAACGTCTGGAACACGATCGGCCCCATCATCATGATCGCACTCACCGCGATCATCACCGGCATCCAAACATTCATCACCATCATCACGCCACTCCTGCAAGCCGGAATGCAGATCATCCAAACCATCTTCCAAACCGCCGTCACAATCATCAGCACGGTCTGGAACGGACTATGGAACACCATATCCACCGTCGCACAAGGCGCATGGACCATCGTCACCACAATCATCAGCACCGCACTCGCCGTCATCCAAGGCATCATCCAACTGGCGCTCGCGGTCGTCAACGGGAACTGGAGCGCCGCGTGGTCGGCCATCCAGGGCATCGTGTCGGCAGTGTGGGGCGGCATCCAAGGTGTCGTCTCCGCTGGTATCGGCATGGTCAGCGGAGTGGTATCCGCCGCATGCTCGACCATCCGGAGCGTGTGGGCCGCGTTGTGGAATGGCGTCAGAAGCATTGTGTCGAGCGTCTGGGGCGGCATCGTCGGCACCGTAAGCAACATGGTTGGCCGTGTCGGGAGCGTCGTGAGCGGGATCGGCGGAACCGTCCGGAGCGCGGTGTCCGGCGCGGGAAGCTGGCTCGTCAGCGCGGGACGCAACATCATCCAGGGATTGATCAACGGCATCACGGGAATGGTCGGCTCGTTGTATTCCAGCATCACCAACGCGTTGTCGGGCTTGGTGGACAAGGCCAAGAACGCTTTGGGCATCCATTCCCCGTCGCGTGTGTTCCGTGACGAGGTGGGCGTGATGATAGGCCGTGGCATGGCGCTGGGCATCGACGATTCGGCCGCCGTGGTCAGCCGTTCCATGGATTCGCTCGTCTCCTCGATGAGCCTCGACGGCGCGGACTGGTCGAAGACTGGCAGGCTGAACGTCACGGCAGGCGCCGGCGCCAATGCCGGTGCCGGCGATCTGCGGGAACTCATCGCGGCCGTCGAATCGCTGCACGACGACCTCGGATCGATCATCGCCAGGTACACGCCGACGATAGGGGACCGCGACTTCGCAAGGAAGGTGAGAAGTGCAATCGCTTGAATACGCGTGCGCCGCCACAGGTGAGCGAATCGGCTTCGAAGGGCCTCTGTACGGCGAAACGCTCGCCGGACTGCGCGGCCGCGTCTGGGACTACAGCATCGGCGCACGCGGCCTGACCGGCGTCACCCGCAAGACACGAGAAACGAACGTCACGGTGAGGATCCATGATTCGCCGGCCACGCTCGACCTGCTGCGCCGCCTCGCCGACGCCGACATGGCAGCCGGCACGCCCGGCACCCTCGTGGCCGACGGCGAATGGGAGACCAGGGCGTGGATCGCGAAGAGCGAGCCGCAGACCATCACGCCCACGATGGTCGAGACGCAGCTGACCATCGTGCTTGCAGACGGCGTGTGGCGACGCGGGACCACCGAACACCACGACCCGCGAACCGACAAGGCCGGCGGCGACCTCGACTACCCGCACGACTACCCGCACGACTACGCCGGCATGAGCATCCTCGGCACCGTGACCAACGCGACCGGCATGCCGCAGCCGGTGAAGCTCACGATCTTCGGCCCGTGCGTCAACCCGTACATCATCATCGGCACGAACCGGTACGAGGTCGACGCGACCATACCTGCCGGAAGCCGCCTCGAGATTGACGCGGCCTCCGATAGCAGAACCGTCACGATGATCTCGGACACCGGCCTACGCACCAACCTCTTCGGCAAAGCCGTGCGAGGCGCCGGGCGAGGATCCGGAACCTACGTCTTCGAACCGCTGCCGCCCGGCACAAGCAGCATCAGCTGGGCCGGCGGATTCGAATTCGACCTGACGGCAATCGAGGAGAGGAGCGAACCTCCATGGACCTGATCGTCACCGACGCGGCCGGCATCCCGACTGGCTCATACGCCTCATGGACGCTTGACCTGGCATACGGGTCGGGGGAGAACGACTTCGACCTCCGATGCCCGGCACGTCTGCAGCCCGGATGCCGGTGGTGGGTCGACGGGACAGGCTGGGGCGGCATCGTCGACGACGTGCGGACCAGCGTCACTGGAGGCGAAGGCGAGCTGACCTACCACGGGCGCGACTGGCACGGCCTGCTCGCCTCGAAGATCCTCGAACCGGACAAGGGCAGGGACTACCTGACCATGAGCGGCACGATCGGCACGCTCCTGCGCACGGTGATCTCGCGAATCGGACTGCAAGGCCTCCTCACCGTCACCGAAACCAGTGCAAAAACGGCGAACTGGCAGGCCGAACGGTACACGGACGCATGGAGCGGACTTGCGAAGATGCTGCGCGGCTCCGGCCTGCGCCTTCGGTTCACCGCCACGCAGAACGGCATCCAGATCGACGCGCCGCCCATCACCGCGGCCGGAGACAGCATCGACTCCGACCTCATCGACTTCGACGCGACCCTCGCCTCGCATCCGATCAACCACCTGATCTGCCTCGGCAAGGGCGAACTCAAGGACAGGATCGTCGTCCACTGGTACGCCGACCAGAAAGGCACGCTCAGCCACACGCAGACCATCAAGGGGGCGGACGAGCGCACAAGCGTGTACGAGCTCAGCAACGCCGACGCCGCCGAACTCGAGACCAAAGGCAAGCAGAAGCTCCTGGAACTGCGCGACAGCGGCAGCATCGACGTGACCGTTGCGGACGGGCTCGACCTCGACGTGGGCGACACCGTGACCGGCCGCGACAACACCACCGGTCTGCAAGTCACCGCCGAAATCACCAAGAAGATCGTCAAGATTTCGGACGGCCTGCCGACCATCACCTACGAGGCGACCACCGCATCCACGGAATCGACCGGCGAGACCGGCGGCGGTGGATCAAGCTCCGGAGACGGCCACGCCTACTACGCCGGCGAAGGGCTTACACTCACCGGATGGACGTTCAGCGCCGACGTGACCACAAGCGACCTCGAAGCAGTGCGCAGGACCGCCACCGAGGCGAACAAGGCCGCAAGCGACGCAGCCGCCGAAATCGGAGGCGCCAGAGACCTCGCCACCCAGGCGGACGGCAAGGCCGACAAGGCTCAAACCACCGCGGATGCGGCGAACACGCTCGCAGCCCAGGCGAACGACACGGCACAGGAGCGGGTGAAGACCATCGCCGCCGGCACAGGCGTCACCGCCACCCGCGCCGGAAGCACGGTGACCCTGACCGCGCCGCACACGCTGCCCGCGCCCACCAGCCTCACCAGCATCGACCTCAACACGCTCAAAACCGGCTGGGGCGCCTACTGGGCGGGCGGCGGCAACACCTGCTCGCACAAGCCAAGCGGCGTCGGACACTTCGGCCTGATCGTGCAGCGCACCGCACTCGGCTGGACCACGCAGATCCTCACCGACCCGCAGACCGGGAAGATCTGGCGCCGCACCTATAACTTCAACAGCTGGAACGACTGGAAGGCGCTGGCCGACGACCGGGACGCGACCACGACGATCCACGGCCTCATGAGCAGCGGAGACAAGCAAAAGCTCGACAGCATCCAGGACGGAGCGAACGCCTACACTCTGCCCGTGGCCGCAACGGATACCATCGGCGGCGTCAAACCCGACGGTAAAACCATCACCATCGGCGAGGACGGCACCATCACCGCACAATCCAGCGCGACAGCGGCATCCTTCCTCGCCGCACACCCAATCGGCTCGCTCTACTGGTGCGTCGCCGGAGACCCCACCGACCAGGGCGGCACATGGAAGGAAATCCCCACCATCATCGGCGGACACGTCTGGCAAAGACTCGCCTGAAAGGACCACCAATGGCAAAAACCACGAACATCACCAAATACGCGTGCGACCGCTGCCACGACAGCGCATACCTCACCGACGGAGATCCGCGCACGTCGAGCGACTGGCACCAGATCAAACACACCACCGCGGACGGAGTGACGCAGGAGGCGCTCGTTTGCACCTCATGCCAGCAGGAATTCAAGAAACTCGCCGCCACGCAGGACGCGGCCTACACGGCATGGCTTACCGAGGGAAAGGACTGACATGACCACCACGCTCATCACAGGCAAGGGCGGCACACCGCACATCACCAGCGGCGACATGGGCGCCATGCAGGCCGGAATCATCGGCAACGGCAGCTACCTGCTGCAGGGCAGCGACGGCACTTTCCCCACGGTGACCATGCAGGATGCGAATCACGCGCTGATCCCCGTCCTCAACCTCGTGGTCGAAGGACGATACGCGCGAGTCACCGAGGCCGAGACCGCGACCATCGAAAGCGGCGTGAGCGGCCAGAACCGCAACGACCTCGTCTGCCTCAAATACACGCGGAACAATCAGAACATCGAGACCGCTGCCATCGCCGTACTCAAAGGCACGCCAAACACCGGAACGGCCGCCGACCCGACCGTCCCGTCGGGCAGCATCCACTCGGCCTCCGCCACGGCGTGGATCCCGATCTCCCGCATCCCGATCAGCGGGATCACGCCCGGCACGCCGGTCATGCTCATCAAACAGCTGCCTCCCATGTCGAAGCTGTGGGATTCCGTAAC